AAACAGTGTTTCGAGAATGATTCATTAGATGGTAGATCAAAAGAGGGTAGACTAGTAAGATCTTTCTTAATAGAGCAAGGTATAAATTTTAAGACTACCAAAAGAGCGAAAAAGAAAAAGGTTACTTTCACTGACCAGCAAAAACAATTTATAATGCAGCAAGCCGGGATGGGTGTCTCTTCACTAAGGATAGCTGAGTTAGTTTTTTCTAGAGACATCAAACCTCTAAGTTCTGAACAAAGAGCTGTGTTATCTTATATACAAGAAACTAACCCGGACTTTGTGCCTACACAAGACGGAGCAGCTCTAAATAACTATGTGCCTCCTAAGTCGCCATCGCGGATAGTAAAAAAGATAAACGATGCTACAGGGCTGTCCTTAGATGAAAGCAAGCTTAACAGGCAGTATCAAATATGCGTGGAGAGATTAGGTATCAACTTAGCTAACTCACGGTTTGTAAAAATAGCTAACAACTATCTAGATAAGTCAGACCGCGAACTTTTTGAACAGGAATTTACTAGGCTGACATGGGACAAGCCAGATTTAACAGCTGACGAGATAAATCTTTATCTTAATGTATGCAAAGAGATTATTAACCTTGAGGTTATAAGTAAGCATTTAAACAAACTCAACGACATGTTTGATGTCGCTGACGATCAAAACGAGATGTCTGTGCGTTTAGCCGAGATCATCAAGGCTAAGAGTTCTGAGTATCATCAATGTGAAGGCAGAATAGAAAACCTTACGAAAAAGTTGCAGGGTGATCGTGCAGAACGCATGAAAACGAAAAACAAACAAAATGCTTCTATTTTATCAATTGTCCAATTATTTCAAGAAAAAGAGGAAAGAGATAATATGATAAGGATAGCCGAGATGCAAAAAGAGACTATCAAAGAGGAAGCTGAAAGGCTTGAGGGTATGTCTGAGTGGAAGGCTAGAATATTAGGTATAAGTCAAGAAGATGTCATATAAATGTAAAGAATGCGGCAAGGAGTTCAAAAGCCTCAGAAGTTTACATGCCCACATCAAAAGGCATGATTTGCTGCTAGGCGATTACTATGTCAAGCACTACCAGAGGCGTAATAAGCTAACTGGTGAGCTATTACCTTTTAAGAACTATAAGAGCTATTTCGCTAAAGATTTCAATCACCCTAGCGAACTGCTTGAGTGGTGTGATATCTCGCCTAAAGAAATAGTTAAGTCATATATTATTGATATACTGCGTAGGCGCATAACCAATAAAAATCTTGATCATGGTCCTACTAATCTTGACCTAATTACTGCTGGGTTGCCTCCCGTGGACGTATATAAAGAATATTTCGGCAGTTATACGGAGGCGTGTCAGGAATGCGGTGTTAAACCATTGTTATATAAAAAATTGCCGAAACAGTTTCACTCAGACTTTTCTAATGTAGAAATACTTATTGATACTAGAGAGCAAAAGCCTCTTACTTTCGCATACAGTAAAAAACAAAAACTTGACTTCGGAGACTATGGAGTCCAAGGAGACCTTTACGATTACACTTTTGTAGATAGAAAGAATTTTGCAGATTTTTGTTCTACGGTAACAATTCACTATAAGCGGTTCGCTAAAGAGCTAGAAAGGTGCAGAGACTTAGGTTGTTACATGTTTGTTGTTGTGGATGAAAATTTTGACAACATGGAAAATGTAAATAAGAAAAACTATAAAAAGTTTAAACTTGATTATGTTTATCACAACATGCGAGAACTACAAAACGAATACTCAGAATGTTGCCAATTCGTGTTCTCTGGATCTAGGGAATATAGTTCTTATCTAATACCAAAATTATTGATTCTTGGCAGGAATCTTTGGGAGATCGACATGCAATACTTTTGGTCTAAATTATTATACAAATATGAGTTGGAATTCAGGCCAGCAGGAATCTAGAAACAGATTCCCGAATATTAATCAGGAGATATTAAGTAAGGAGGGTTTCTTGGATGACGATGAGGCTCGCTTGTTATTTTATCAATTTTTAAGACAGAACCCATCGTTCGCTTCTGAGCTAATCACAGGAATCAAATTATTTCCTTTCCAACACATGGCTGTGAAGGCCATGATGGAGACAGATTACTTTTTGGGCATATGGAGCCGTGGAATGTCTAAAAGCTTCTCTACGGGCATTTTCGCGCTATTAGACGCTATTTTAAATCAGGGTGTCCACATTGGAATTATATCTAAGTCTTTTCGTCAGTCTAAAATGATATTTAAGAAGATGGAAGAGATATCTAAAAGTCCAAAGGCTACCTTCTTAGCTCAATGTATTAACAGGGTATCAAAACAGAACGATGAGTGGGTCATGGAGATAGGAGATAGCAAGATCACCGCCTTGCCCTTGGGTGATGGTGAAAAGCTGCGAGGATTCCGATTTCAGAGAATGATTATTGATGAGTTGTTGCTGATGCCAGAGAAAGTTCTAAACGAGGTGATTATGCCGTTCCTGTCTGTAGTTGACAACCCGACAGAGAGACAAGAGATATATGATTTAGAGACAAGAATGATAGAGCAGGGCAAGCTTACCGAGGAGCAAAGAAAAAAATGGCCCAATAATAAAATCATAGGTCTCTCATCAGCTTCGTATAAATTTGAATATTTGTATAAGTTATACAATCAATATGAGTCACTAATCACTGGCAAGAATGATCAAGATGGCGCTCATAGGGTAATCATGCATTTCAGCTATGACTGCGCTCCTCCACAGCTATATGATCAGAACTTGGTTAGTCAGGCGAAAGCTACAATGAGTCAGTCGCAGTTTGATAGAGAGTTTGGCGCTGTGTTCACAGATGATAGCTCTGGATACTTTAAAGTTAGTAAAATGGCCTCTTGCACAATACCTGATGGTGAAGGTCAGTGCGTGGAGGTCATAGGAAATCCTAAAGATGAATATATTTTAGCAATTGACCCATCTTGGTCAGAAAGCGAATCCTCTGACGATTTCGCCATGTTGGTTTTAAAGTTAAACTCAGATACTAAAAAAGCTACAGTGGTTCATGGATACGCAATATCTGGGACCAGTCTTAAAAGCCACATACAATATGCTGCGTATGTTTTGAGACACTTTAATATTGTTGCGGTAGTCGGTGACTACAACGGTGGTGTGCAGTTTGTTAACTCATGCAATGAAAGTAGTATTTTTAAATCATTAAATTTAAAACTTGGTGTTATCGACGCAGATGTAGATAATCACAAAGAATATGATAAAGGTCTACGCAAACTTAGGAATCAATACAACAAAGAAGAAAGAAAATTTGTATTTCTTAGAAAGCCTAGTTCTCAGTGGATTAGATATGCTAATGAGCTTCTCCAAGCTTCATTCGATCATAAGAGGATATTTTTTGCGGGGGCAGCGATGAATGATGATTACCATTATCAAATCAAAGCGGGTATACCCATCAAAGATCTAAAATTCATAAGGAACTACGAGAACGTAGCAAACAAGTCCAGAATGATTGATTTTGTCGAACATCAAAAGGACATCATGGATTTAATCAAAGTGCAGTGTGCATTAGTGCAGGTGACAACATCATCTCAAGGAACTCAAAGTTTTGACCTACCTATGAACCTTAGAAAACAAAGGGGGGCTGACAAAGCAAGGAAAGACTCTTATTCTTGCTTGATACTAGGTAACTGGATGACTCAGGTTTATTTTGACATGATAAATGCGAAAGATGATCATGGTCAGTCTACTTTTGTGCCAATGTTCATAAACTAACTTTTTGAAAAGTTAAAGTTAACTTTTAGACTTTTAAGTGTATAATAGTCAAATGGCTAAAAGAAAATACACCAAAAGGTCTGAATACTGGAAAAAGTTTGATAATGAAAAGCCAACACCTCCTCCGACTCCCAGCGAGAGTCACGAACCGGATCTTTTAGGTGAGCCATTTTATGTGTCATCTGCCTCAAAAATGCAGGTGTCAAAAGCCGGTTACAGTAGAACTAGCAAAAGAGAAAGTATTACTAGGATAAATAGAGCGGCTGTTTCAAATACCACCGATAGATATTCAAGTATACAAAATGGTCTTTTACCATACTCTTATTCTACTGACGGTGTTAATATTCGTTTGGCTATTGAGTTGTGTCAGAAAGCATATGCAAACGTAGCTGTTTTCAGAAACGCAGTTGACATCATGGCTGAGTTTTCAAACACAGATATATTTCTTGAGGGAGGCACGCAAAGAAGCAGATCTTTTTTTGAGAATTGGTTCAAGAGAGTAAACCTTAATAATCTTAAAGATCAATACTTCAGAGAGTATTACAGAAGCGGTAATATCTTTCTATATAGGATTGATGGCAAGTTCAAAGTAGAGGACTACAGTAGACTAGTTAGGACGTTACCATCTGGAACCGAATCAGAAAATAGCATACCAGTTAGATACATAGTATTAAATCCTTTTGATATAGTTGCGAAAAGAGCATCGACCTTTTCAGTTGGTGCGTATGAAAAAGTATTATCGGAATACGAATTATCAAGATTGCAAAATCCTATCACAGAAGAAGATCAACAAATTTTCGACAGTCTACCGGATGACATGAAAGAGGGTATCGAGAAAGGTTACTTTTATACTGATGGACTAAAAATAGAATTAGATCCTCAAAAATTATCTTACTCATTCTATAAAAAACAAGATTATGAACCATTTGCTGTTCCGTTTGGTTTTCCTGTATTGGAAGATATAAACGCCAAGCTTGAACTTAAAAAAATGGATCAAGCTATTACAAGAACAGTAGAAAATGTTATACTACTGATCACGATGGGGACTGAGCCTGATAAGGGTGGAATCAACGCTCAAAACTTAATGGCTATGCAAACACTTTTCAAGAACGAAAGCGTAGGCAGGGTTCTTGTCTCTGATTATACGACTAAGGCAGATTTTATTATACCAGATCTTAATAAAGTTTTAGGCTCTGAAAAATACAGAGTGTTGAATGAGGATATCAAGCAGGGTCTACAAAATATTGTCGTAGGCGAGGAGAAGTATAGTTCTACGCAAGTAAAAGCTAAAATATTTATTGATCGACTAAAAGAAGCTAGAAATGCTTTTGTCCATGACTTCTTACAAAAAGAAATAAAAAGAATATCTAAAAATTTAGGATTCAGATCTTTCCCTCAAGTTGTCATGAAAGATATCGACATGAGGGATGAAACTCAGCTTATGAGGGTTTCTACCAGACTTATGGAGCTTGGGATTATTACTCCACAGCAAGGTATGGAGATGTTCCATACCGGCAAGTTCCCAAATGCAGAAGACATCTCCGGCGCTCAAGAGTCCTTCATAGATGAAAGGGAGAAAGGTTATTACAACCCTATAGTTGGAGGTGTTCCAATGATTGTTGATGATCCGGGTGATAAAGAAAAAAATACAACTAATAAACAAGCCGGAAGACCAGAAGGGACAACTGACATACCACTTTCAGAATCTAGTTACTCTAGGAAAGCAATACAATCAACCGTTGGTTCGCTTGAAGATTTTAGGAAAAAAGTGAAGTCAATCATGAAGGACTCGATGGGTATTAAGCGCTTCAGTAAGAATAATAATCAGATGCTTGATAAATTATGTGAGTCTGTAGTATGCGCTTCAGATCTAGAAAATTGGGAACAAACTGCCATTTCCTGTGTAAACAATATAGAAAATTTGGAGTCGTTAGATGTTCTGCCTGAGATCCTAGAGATATCTGCAAAGCACGAATTAGATAATTACTCCGCAGCTATATTATATCACAGTAACAATGCAACCGTATAAATACACAACAAAGTTTGAGGCCAAGATTTCACCCTGTGATATTGGCGAAGAGTCCTTTATATCATTAGCATCTCTAGATAATCTTGAATCGCTAGTCCCGAAAGGGGTAAATTTTAAAGACAATATTGATTTGATGGGTGTGGCTTTTAACGCCGCAGTTGTAAATGTTTTTAATAGAAATGGGGATGGTATTGATTCTGCCACAGCAGCAAAATTTACGAAAAACTTTATACACAAGCCCACTAATATTGAACATGACAAAGAAAAAATTGTTGGTCATATCGCCACTGCTGGTTTTAGCGATTTTAAAACTAGCAAAATTATCGGCGAGGAAGAAATAAAAAAATTAAAAGAGCCATTTAACATAGCGCTTGGAGCTATTGTTTATAAGTCTGCCAATAAGGGTTTCGCTATGGCTTTACAAAGATCTGTTGATCCAGAAGATTCATATCACAATAAGATATCAGCTAGCTGGGAAGTTGGCTTTACAGACTATAATTTAGCCGTTGGTAGTGAAAATCTTAGTGATGCTAGGATAGTCTCTGACAAAGAAGAAATAGATGAGCTTAAAGGTCATCTCAAAGCATACGGAGGTAACGGTAAAACAAGCAAAGGGGAAAGTATTTACAGATTGATAACTGGTAAAATTTATCCTTTAGGTATCGGTTTCACTGTGAATCCGGCAGCAGATGTGAAAGGCATATTCATGCCATCTACTGAAAATATAGGGCCTACACTCAAAGATGAGAAAAAGAAAAAAATTTCACAAAATCAATTAATAAATGTAAAGACTAGAAAGAATAGTCCTATGGAAGAAAATATTATTTCAGAACTTAAGGATCTTCTTGTCGAAAAGAAGTTTTCACAAGAGGCTGTAGCCTCGATGACTAGCACTTTCGCAGACGCTATTAGGGAAAAAGACGAGCAATATCGTAAAGACCTTAATAGCGCTCAAGAAGAGAAAGAGGCTCTAGCCAAAGAAAGCCAAGAACTCAAAGCTTCTGTTGAAGAGTTGAAGGCTAAATTTGAGGAGTCCCAACAGAAAATCTCAGAATTTGAGGCTGCTCAAAAAGCAGATCAAGCTGTCGCAAGGTTCAATGAGCGCATGGATGTCATTGACCAGCAGTTTGACCTTGATGATGATGACAAACAATTTTTAGCAAGCGAGCTGAAAGATCTTGATGAAACAGATGAGGCTTTCGCATCCTTCCAAGAAAAACTTAATGTTGTGTGGAAGCACAAAAACATTGAGAACAAAGAAGAATTCGATAAGCAGATTCAAGCTCGCATTGATGAGGAAGTTGAGAAGCGAATCGCTAAAGCCTCTGGAGAGGATAAAAGCGAGGAAGAGATTCTCGACGATGTAGAGTCTTCCGAGGCTACTATTTGTAACTCAAACGAAACAACTTCTCGGGAGGAGCAATCCCTTCGTGAAAGATTTGCTTCGGCATTTGACCGCAGCAACATCGAAATTTCTTAAAAACTAACAAACTAATATCATGGCACTCAGAATTTTACCATTCAGACAATATGACGAGAATGATGTGATTAACTTGTTCGCACTTGCCCCCGGCAAAGAGAACGACAAACTCACTGACTCAGGAGACGGAGACGCTGGCGTTTTCGTAACAGTTGCCTCTGGCAACTTTGGCAAAGATCCGATTGAATACACTACGAATAGTTATCTTGGAAAGACTGACTATCCCTTCGTAGGTCGCAATCAGTATCCAAGTGTAACCCTTAAATGCACCCCAGCTGTTGCTGATGCAACGCCTGTGCTGGGAATCACTCTTCGGCAGACTGCAAAGACTGACGAAAACGGTGAGAAGCTGCTTTACAATCCTACAAAGAAGGAAGAGGCAATGGCTGTCCTTCCGGGACAAGCAGTTCCTATCGCTACTAAGGGAGTATTCACTCTTGCGGATAGCGTAACGGCTACACACTTCACCAACCACGCTGTTGGAACTGGTCTTAAGATCAGCGCCGAGAGTGGAAAGGTTACTGGATGTGCGCCATCGGACGCTGACAGGATCGGTATCGTCATCGGAACTGGCGATAGAACGGCTGCAACTGAAAGTGATCAGTTTGCAGGAACTGGAACTTCTAAGTATTTAGTTGTCGCACTTGGTCTTTAATTTTTAACCTTATAGAATACAATGAAAATTTCTCTTAAAAGAACTCCAGAACAAGTAGAGCTTATTAAGGCTATGGCTTCTCGCAACCGTGCGGTTGCTTATGAGGCGCAAGTCGCACTCGCTGAGTTTATCGGACCCGTTTTAGCGGAAGTGATGAACAACGCACCAACTGTAAGCAACCTTTTCACAACTCTTCAGTTTAACGCTGATGACAATCCTTCGATTCCCCTTGATCTCTATTTTGATATCACGGACGAAGATTATGTGACTGTTTACAGCACCGCTGCTGCGGGTGGTCTTCCTCAGAATCAGGTGCTTCCCACCACAGCTGAGATGAAGATTGCTACTTACAGCCTTGACTCTTCTCTTAGCTTTGATCGTCGTTATGCTGCTAAAAGCCGCATGGACGTTGTAAGCAAAACCTTTACCCGCGTTGCTCAAGAAATCCTTCTTAAGCAGGAAAGAATTTCTGCTAACCTTATCATGGGTTCACTCGCTGAAGCCAGCACTAATTCGCTGGATCACGTAATCCGTTGTAAGACTGATGGACGGGTTCTTCTTGATGACTTCAACAGTCTCCTTACTAGGGCCAAGAGGATTAACACTTCTTGGGCCAAAGGAACTCCAGCAAACCGTGCTGGTCGGGGTATTACTGACATCATCGTATCTCCAGAGGTTACTCAGGAGCTTCGTGCGATGGCTTATAACCCAATCAACACCAAAGGAACTAACACTGATATTCCTGCTACGGATGAAATCCGCAATCAGGTTTACAACAGTGCTGGGATTCCTGAGTTCTACGGTATCTCAATTATGGAACTCAACGAGTTTGGTGCTGGACAGAAGTTCAACGACATCTTTGATGCCGCTGCTGGTTCTTCCACATATCAAAAAGCTGATGGTGGAGAAGCTGATGTCTTCGACGGAGCAGCTAACAAAGACGAGATCATCGTTGGTCTTGACCGCTCTCGCGACTCTCTGATTCGTGCCGTGGCTGTCGATGACGAAAACGGTGGTGAGTTTAATCTTATCGCTGATGATCAATACAGCGTGCGCCAGAACAAGATTGGCTACTACGGCAGTCTTGAAGAAGGACGCATGGTGGTTGATGATCGCGCTCTTGTTGGTCTCATTGCTAGCGGAGTTGCTTAATAATAACCCCTCAAATAAAGAGCCGTCCCTACGGGGGCGGCTTTTTTTTGTTTAAAATATCACCCTAAGTATTATTATAAGTATGCCAGATAACGAAGCAAAAAAGTATAAGAAGCAAGTTGAAAGCTTTAAAAAAGCTACATCTAAGATGGAAGTTTCTTATGGAGTAGACAAAGACAAGGTTGAGGATGAGGTTGTGGAAATGGAAATCTCTCAGGCGGTAGAACCTAAAAAGAAAAAGAAAAGTTTAATTGAGGAGATAGAGGAAATGAAAGCCAATGGAGATACTAAGTCTGATGAATATAAGCAAAAAATTCTAAGGTTAGAGAGTATCATGGGGGTAGATACATTGAATCCTTTCGGCACGAATGAGTTAAGCATCTTTGAAGAAAAGATCACCACTATGACATATGGTGATATGCAGTCTCTAGCTCAACGTGTTGGTTTAAATCCTTATCAATCTGAATCAGCGATAAAGAAAAGCCTCGTAAAAGAGTTTGAGTTCAAAAACAGGAACAATCGCAGGAATATATTACCTAGTTCACCCAAGCAGGTCTTTGATCCAGATAATCCAAAACATGCAGAGCTTCTGAAAAACTTAGGAGATTTGTGATTTTAAGTGTAACCATATGTGATGAGCATATTAGGAGACCTATCTCAAGACATACTAGATAATGAGTTTGATGGTGACACTGATGTTGCCAGCTCAACTGCCATTAGTGGCTGGTTGGAAGCAAACCTTGGAAGACTCAATTCTTTAATATATACTAGTTTTAGCGGTAGTGGCGCAGATTTGGATCTGGAGGCGCAGTCTATCCATAAGGAGCTATACCTATACCATCACTATTCAAAGCAAGCTAGGAACTCTCTGAGGGGCATTACGAGGGCAACAGGTGAGATACTGTCAATATCTGATGGTAACAACTCAATTAGCTTTGTAAATCGTAATGAGGTATCAAAGGTTTATCGTGGTTTAGCGAATGACTCTCAAGCGAGAGCTAATCAGCTAGCTGCTCACTACAATATCTATCAAGCAGAACCTCTTCAGGTCGGTGGTATTGAAGGAGAGTTTTACACTGGTCAGGCTGGTTAACTGCCGTGTGTCAGTTTTATCATGTCATCCATGTTAAGTTTGCCACCCTTATCCTTCAAGGCTTGAGATAGTGATACACCACCTCGTTTTGTATCTGGAGCGATTACATTCATATCCTCTTTATTGGCTCCGAATACCATTGAAGCATCGCTATCATCTTTAATGAACTTAGAATTATCTTTGTTTCTTTGAGCTTCAGAAAAAGCTAACAATTTATTAGGATCTTCTTTTATGTCATCTGGTATATCTTCAGTGTGTTGAAATATGTTAAAGAACATTCTCCCGAATACAGCTACCTTTAGTTGATGCACAGAGAGTTTTGTTATCGGCTTGCCATAGAATCCATACACATCTTCGCACTGAGATATATACATACTAAAAAAAGGTTTTAAAATAGCTAGTTGAAGATTTTCCTCACTAAGCCTAGTTGTGATATTATTTTGTTCCGCGTTTAAAAGCAAAATTTCTAAATCATCTAACTCGTCAAATTCACTTTTTGAGTAAAAATGTTGAGTCAGCTCTGGGTCAGAAAAGATAAAGTATCTACTCATTTCTTGAGAGGCTCTTGAAGTCGCATAATCCTCTGCTGTTTTGCCGACAAGTTCTTTTCTTTTTTGCTCTAAATCTAGCAGCTCTTTCTCTCTTTCTTCTATGTCTTTTTCGAAAGACTTTCTCTGAGATGGGATAAAAATTTTCTTTCTTGTTTGGTGAAGGTTTTTTATCTCTTGTTTCAATGCATGAATTTTACTTTCATCACTGCCTGACCACATATCGTCTTCTTTCAGACGTTTTAAAACATCTTGTTCTGAGTCAACACCTCTTTTAATAGCTGTGTTTTTATATTTTTCGTAATATTTATGAAGATATCTTTGATCTTGTATAGACACATGTTTTACGAAAGCTGGAGATTTATTTATGAGAATCTCTGAGTATCCATCAAAAACCTCTCCAACTATTGACACGTAAAACTCTTCATTCACAGCTCACCTGCCTCAAGCTTTTCAATAAGTTTATCAAACTCCTCTGTAGAGGACGCTTGATTAAAGAACCAAAAAGCTAAGATTGTAGTCACCTTATTAATCAAGGTGAAATAAAACTCATCCTCTGATTCTTCTAGTTTATGATAGCCTTCAATTTTTTCATCGAAATCTTCGCCGTTGAAATAAAAATCAAATGTATCTTCTTCGTCATTAAATATTTTTGTGAGATGAAGCACATACCAAAGTATTAATCTATTTTGAGCTTTTACATCAGCCGTGTGATCAAACAAAGATGAGTATGTTGATTCCATTTCAACAATATCTTTTCTAACTAGAGCGACTTCTTTTTTTACTTTTTCGAAACGCTTTTTTTGTTTCTCCGTCTTTTTAGTTGCGGTTTCTAGCCTTATGTATTCATTCTGTAAATCTAAGGCTTGCTTGTAAAGTTCTTGATATTTATTAGCTTCTTCTTCGCTAAATAATCCTCCGGTATCGCTATATTTCTTTGCGAGCATTGCTTTAGTTAGAATACCTTTTTTGATGCACTTACTCATCTCAATAGAGTATTCTAATTCAGCCTCCTCTATCTGACTTCTGGTGGGTCGCCTTAGCTGTATTTCAATAGGCTTCTTCTCTTTTACCTTTTTTTTCTTAATCGTAGTCTCACCAGTTTTTTTATTGGTTCTTTTAGACTCTTTTTCGATCTCGACTTCTTTGTCGATTGTGAATTGATAAAGTATTTTCGATTCCATTTCCTTATTCCTAATTAAATATAAAAGATATTTGGTAATTTTCTAGTTCTTCCTGCAAATTTCTTATCGAAGAATTACCATAGTCTAAAATTCTTTTTCTTATCCAAGATACTTTTTCAGCAGTAAAGTGATTAGCCATGTCGATATGATCATGGTATTCTTTGGGGATATGTTCGTAAAGTTTTTGATAGTGAAAATCATGATCTTTTTTCATATCTTCTACCATCATAAGCATCATTTTATAGAGCCTAACGACTTCATCTGCCGACCGTTTATTTAAATTATTTTTTGGATTCATGCCTTATACCTGCTAATTATAGAAAAAATAGTGTAATTTTCTACATGGCGGGTTTTTTATCAAATAATCAATTGACTAAGATCAGTGGAGTTTTTGAAACTTTGCATACAACTTTCTCTAGAGATATTACAATTTTTAAAAACCCTAAGAAAACTGTGGTATCTACAAGCGCAAGATTTAACCCAATATACGGACGTAAAGACACAGGTTCGACTAGCAATATTACTTACCAGACTGTATCCGGGGTGTTCCCAGCTAGGGTATATCATCTAACCTCAGATGAAGCTCACTTAACAGCAGATAGGCAAACTAAGATAATTTTACCAGCAGGATCTACAAAGATAACTGTTAAGAAAAATGCTTACGAGTTTATAAAAGAAGCTAGGCGTGTTGAATTAGACGGGCAAAAATTTAGTATTAAGAGTGATGGGACACCGCAAGGATTTGCTGGAAATCAATTCTATACATTTTTACTAACACCGCTTGAGGAGGGAGAATAATGGCTAAGTTAGATAGAGATGTTATATTAGCTATTCAGAAGCAAGCTCCAAGAGTTGGCAGGAAGCAAATTAAAAAAGAATTTAAAAAAGAGTTTGATAAGTTAAAAACCCAAATGATAGACGAGTTTTTAAATCATCCTGTATCTGTAGAATTAGCAGCTGGCCCATCTGCTGGTAATATTAGCGGAACTTTAGGAGGTGTGAGTAATTTGTTTGCTTTTATAGGTTTCTCTCAAGGGGATGACCCATTGGTCCCGATACTTAAAGTTTTACAATCTACTAGCTTTAGACAGGTAGACATAATTAAAAAAAGTAGGAAGGTAGGTATAAATTATTTGGTAGATTTTCCAGAACCTAACGCTGTATTTAGTGTGACACCTTTACCTTGGGCTACAGGTAGAAGTTGGGCCAAAGGAATAGAATCAGGTTTGTCTGGGCTTGGCTACTTATTAAGAAAGTCTTCCGCATCCAGTAGATCTGGTGTGGCTGTTCAGTCTAAAAAAAGAGTAAGAGGTGGGAAGTTCCAAAATGTCCCATACATATCCTCATTACTTAAAAAGTATAAAACAAAGTTTGATAAGTTAAAATGATAGAACAATTCCAACATAAATTTACGACCTCACTAATGCTTTGGTTCGATAATTTTCTTTTAACCAAAGGAGAGGCTTTTTCTAATAAAACTGGCAGTTTATACTATTACGAAGACCCTCATCTAGACTCTAGTTACGAATTAGCATACGGCAGTCCATATAAGCAATGGGTTACTGATTCCTCAGTTTCAGATGCTAATATACCTGATGGTGTTTTTATAAATGGATCACTTTCTGGCAGGGGCAGTGGTGTAAAATTAGATTTTGAAAATGGAAGAGCGCTTATCGAAACAAGTTCTACGTCACTAAACGTAACAGGCAGCTTCGCGGTCAAAGATTTTAATCTTTATTATACAAACGAAACTGAGGATGACCTAATAATAGAAAAAAAGTATACCGTAAATTCAAGACTCCCCGGAGCATCTCAAGGCCCTATTGATCCATATGATCAAGTTGTTCCAGCTATTTTTCTTTCTAATGAGACAATGACTAATAAGGGTTTTGCTCTTGGCGGGATGGAGGAAACAACTGTTCGTGCAAGTGCTGTAATTTTGGCAGAGGATAGTTATCAATTAGACGGCGTATTATCTATATTTGCTGATTCTCATAATGAAGCTTTTAATCAGATACCTATGAGTGGACACCCTATGAATGAGTTCGCTGATTTAAAGAAGGGAAATTACTCGTATACTGATGTCGCTGGAACTTATGATGCCCAAAGGCCCTTTTATATTGAGAATGTCACAACCTCTAAATTAGCCGATAAAGCCAGAAAATCTTTAGCTAACGATTTATTTGTGGGATTTATAGATTTTGATATCCAAGCTCATAGGTTTAGATTCCAATAAAAATTTCACAATACCACAAAAAAACTGTAAACATTTTAAATAAACCACCGCTATGGCAAGAAATAGAGTAATTTATCAATCGGAGGCACTTTACTCCTCGGAAAGCGTAAAAGCCCGACACACAGGAGTTCACGCGCAATTATGTCGAGTTCAAAGTGCAAACTATAATTTTAACATCGCGAGACAGGACGTTAACCAATTTGGTCAACTCGCCCGTATTGACTCAATCGTTTTGGAGCCGCCAACTGTGGGGCTTGATTTTACGTATTATCCTACTGATGGATTTAACGAGAGAGTCTTGAATTTCGCACTACAGACTGGCACGACACAAAGCACCAGCCCAGCAGACGCAGCGTCAGCTAGCGCAGAGGTTAACTTCGCGTCTGGTCACATGGAGACCAGTTCTGGAAGAAACTTTTATATTGTGACAGCAGCAGAAGGTAGTGATGCGGTTGGAGTGTCAGCTTCCGACAATAGAACTTCTGTCATAGGAATCGGAAACGCTTTCGTTAGTGATTACACTTTAGATGTTGCAGTTGGCAGTCTTCCTACAGTCTCTGTTACTCTGGAAGGAACTAATATGATTGCAGATAACATAGGAACATCTGGGACCGCTGGCTCGCCGGGTGGGTTTAGTGGAGTTTCAATGGCTGGGGTTAATCCTGAGAATGGTGCTAGCCTTGGTGGAATAGTTGCTTTACCTGCACCTAGTGAAAACCCCGGAGGAACGCTATCGGCAATTAGGCCGGGAGATGTCGACTTTGACCTTTCAAATATGAGCGAAGATTCCTCTCTTGTTAAAATTGATGGAACAAGTAGTGCTATTCACGTTCAAAGCGCTTCTATTTCTTTACCTCTTTCAAGGACTCCACTCCAAAGGCTTGGTAGTAAGTTTGCTTTCGCAAGGGTCGTTGACTTCCCAATCGTTGCAACGATGACGGTTAATGGAACAGTTAATGAACTCCAAACTGGAGACCTGTCTCAAATTATTGATAGGGACGATACCAAGGAAGTTAAACTAACCATGAAAGACACTAATGGAGTTCCTCAACTTGTTTACACCATGAAAGGTTGTAAGGTTGAAAGTCAGTCTTTCTCGTCTAGTATTGGATCTGACAAAACTGTTGACATGACGTTCACCACTCAGATTGGTGGACCTCAAGATACAACCAATGGTATTTTTGTTAGCGGATCTACTGTGAAACCAATCTTCAATGAAGGCGCAG